AACTTCTTCGTCCTTGTCCGTCAGGTATTCGCGGGGCACCAGGCCGTAGTACGTCAGCAGACGCACCTTTTCGTCGCGGTACTGGCTCATCTCCTGCGTTGGCTCTAGGTCGGTGTCCTCATACGTCGGGGTGATGTTTACCTTACGGTAGATGCCTTTCTCAATGCCTTCCACGATCTTGTGGATGCCCACATATTTCTCAATCGCCACGCCCATGCAGTCGTCTACAGACGTTCCGTTGGGGTCAAACAGGAAGTTTTTGGGGTTGACGGGCATGATTTTGACCGCAATCCGGCTTTTTTCCACCACACCGATGGCCGCTTGGTTCATTTGCCCAGGAATCGGCTGCGTTGCAGGCTCGAACACCTTTTCCGTCTTCACGACGATCTCGCCAATGCCCGTGCCGTAGATTTCGGCCATCAATTCGATCTGATCAATCGCTTTTCTGATCTTGTCTTGCTTGAAGTCCTCTGTGAGCTGCGCTTTGAGCATCTCAACATCCAACGGGCTGCCGTTGATGTCTTTGAGGTCGTCTTCAATGTCGAAAAAGTCGCCTTGCCCGAAGATTGCTTCCATGATCTCCGCGTGCCGGGTCTCGACTGCCTGCTGAGTAGCAGGCGTCACGATTCTTGATCGCTCAGAGTCGCGTGTTTTGTCTTCTGCCGCCCATTCACCACGGAAAATACGCTCATATTCGAGGTAATCGTCCAGAAAGTTGGTGTTGCGGTAGTCGCGCCAGCGGTCGCAATGGTCAACGACGAAAGCCGTCAGCTCTTTGTCGTTCTCTGTCGGCTCATCGAATTCGTTTTGATCCATTTTGACCCCTATGTCGGTGGCTATACCCCCGATATTACATCCATCGGCTGCCAGTCCTCGTCGTCAGCGTCTTCAAAGTAGCTGGTGACGGCCAACTGGTCGATGTACGACAGCGCATCCGGCAGGTCGTCATGGACGCCCTGCGACGGAAACATCAAAAGCTGGTCCACGAACGTGTCCCAGTTTTCCTCGCTGTTCAGGACGATTCTACCGTGTTCAAACCGCCCCTGCAAAGACCAAATCACCCGGTCCGTCTTCTTCCGGTTGCCGTGCGTCAAATCCACGATGTGGCTGTATACGTTGTTTTTTCGCATCAGATCGCTCAAATACGGCAAAACCGCGTTTTTCAGCGCCCCTCTCTCGATGCCAATACTCAGTGGCCGGTAGTCGCGCATCTTCATCAGTATCTTGGCGGCGGTCTCACGGATATCCCAGCGCCCGTGCTCGATCTCTTTCACGAACCACTTGCCGTCGTCCGTCACCTTCACCACCGCAATCGCCGACTCATCCAGCCGCTTCTTGCTGTTGGCCGCCTGCTTGGCCACTTCCTCAAACCCGGCCAAGTCCACCGCCACGAAGTAGCTACCATAGTCCGGCTCGGTGCCGTACTTGATCCATTCCTCTTTGAAGACATCCGCGCCCGCATTGCTGAAGCTGGCCAGGTATTCCTGCTTGAACGCAAACGTGCTCAAGGTCTTCTTCGCTGACTCAATCTCGGTGGGGTCAATCAGCGGGTTGTCCTGCGTGGTGAAGTGCCAGCTTTTCCAGTCGCTGTCTTGGTTATCCTGCCCCAGCTTCCACAGGTCGTGAAACCAGTTGCGCCCTTTGGGCGTGCCGATGAACATCCCTCGGCCCTTCCTGTCCGACAAGCTGGCCCGAATGACCTGTTCCCACGCCTCTGGCTTGATGTCGGCCACTTCGTCCAGAACTGCATACGTCAAGCTCACCCCGCGCAGCGTGTCCGGACGGTCTGCGCCCCTGACGTAGATACGCGCACCGTTGACCATCGTGATGTCCAAGTTGTTGACATGGCTTGACTGGATCACCTCTCGCCCGAGGTCCAGCAGCAAGTCCCAGATGATCTGCCGCGACTGCCCCATCGTTGGGCTGACATACAGCACCGCACTGCCCGGTGGGCACTTCAGCGCCTCAATGATCAGAGTCGTCGCGGCGAGTCTCGACTTCCCACAGCGCCGCCCGGCGGCGATCACCTTGAACCGGGTCTGGTCAGAGTAGACCTGCTGTTGCCATGGCAGTAGGCTGAAGTTCAGGTCAGACATCCGTAACATCCTCAGCCGGGATGACCGTTGGTTCGCCCAGACCCGTGATCGAGATCGTAATGGCGCTGCGCTGGTTCTTGTCCTTCTCGAACATACCTATCGGCAGCGTCCTGTCCATGCACATCTTCAGCGCCGCCATCTGACCGGGGTGCTCATCATTGAGCGCAATCTGGATTACCTTCTCCGCGACATCCTTGCCGCCAGACCTGATCATCAGCTCTTTCAGCTCTTTGATGCGTTGGTGATCCGTCTTCGGCAAGATCGCAGGCGGGTTCTCTGCGTACCGCTGGATCGTCATCTTGATCGGTCGCCCGCGTTTTTTCTGTTCCACTTTTACCCTTTCTTGGAAGTTGGCAGCCGAATTGTAGGTCAAATAGTCTTTTTTTCGCCAGCGCAAAGCCGCGAGACCGTTTTTTCCAATTTGCTTTTTTCAGAATCTGGGAGGCACCTGTAACTTTTTGTCTAACAGCCAGACCCCTCCCCCCCCATAGCAAATGGCTACCAGCCACGCGTGCCCATAGCAAAAGGCTATCAGGCTTGGCGGCTTGGAGCACTTAACATAACGTCGAAGAAAAAAGCGGGGGAGCACGTGGGCCCTTATTTGGGGGACTTGGCGGCCATCATGAATCTAAATGAGAATGATTCGCATTCAGAAATAATATGGGATTGTCGCCAGGGCGAAACCCTGCGTGCCACAAGTCAGCATAGACCGCGAGCACTTCCCGAAAACCAACGGAAATATCACCACGGCCAGCGGCCATCAGGATGGCCCTGTCAGCGTCCGAAAGTGGCCGCGAAAAATACCGGGTGTCGTCTTTGCAGGGTCTGGCCATGGTGTTAGTCATGTAGTCATGTAGTCATGCAAATTTTAGCCGTCAAACCACCGCAGCGTATTTTAGGCGTGCGGGTGGTCTTGGCCGTTTCACCTATACATATATATCTATTACATAGAATTTTTAAAATAATGACTACATGACTAACATGCTCCGCAACCCGCATGGATAGGCGCTTGCAGCGTAGTCATGCCCATGACTATCACGCTACTATCACGCTACTATCACTAAGGGTAAACACCTAGAAAATACTGGTAAAATATCCTTTACAATAGAGACTCACACAATCCACTAAGGTAACCGACATGAAATCTACCCGCGCCGAATACTTGAATTTTTTTGCTAACTGGTTGCATTACCAGTTCCCGCGTAACGCTGACATCGTGCGTAACGTGCTCATTACCCGCGAAGTGCAAAAGATCGTTTGTGACGATAGCGAAGCCGCCTATTGGGGCGATCGCGATTGTTGGACAATGCACGATCTCGCTAACAAGCAAGTTCAATCCCGCGCCATTGAAGGGGTCACCGCGTAAGAAAATGCAACTGATAGCGTATGACGTGCGCTATCGGGTGACTTTTCACCAATTCAATCAAATACAGTAAAGGTTCAAAATGTCAAACGTCAACTGGTCAACCCTCTTATCCGATGCTGTCAATCAACCAGGCATTGTCAGCAAGTGCTACAGCACATTTCACAATTACAGTATTGGTAATCAAATGCTTGCCTACTCGCAGCTCGCAGCCCGTGAAATGCCACTGTCACCGATAGCGACATTCAAAAAATGGCAAGAGTTAGGGCGACAAGTCAAAAAGGGCAGCAAAGCAATTGCCCTGGTTATGCCCGTGACAATCAACAAAAAAGACGACGCAGGCGCAAAAACTGGTGAAGTGTTTTCCCTTTTCACCCTGAAAAACAACTGGTTTACGCTTGACCAGACCGAAGGCGAAGATTTTGCGAACGAAGTCAACACACCTAACTGGTGCGCTGATACAGCACTCGCAGCCCTTGACATCACCCAGGTGCGTTATGACTCAGCAAATGGTAACTCGCAGGGTTACGCTACCGGGCGAAACATCGCTATCAACCCAGTTGCAGCCTTACCCCATAAAACACGTTTTCACGAATTGGCGCACGTAGTGTTAGGTCACACACTCGAAGGCGCGATGCACGATAGTGAGACTACACCGCGTGACATTCGCGAAGTTGAAGCTGAGTCAGTGGCGTACATCCTTTGCAGCGTCCTTGACTTGCCGGGGTTGACCGAATCACGCGGTTACATCCAAGGCTGGTTATCTGGTGGCGAGATCAGCGACAAGTCAGCGCAGCGCATATTCGGCGCAGCCGATAAGATTTTGAAGGCAGGCAAGGCTTGATTTTCAGTGTTAGGGGGCTTACCCCTAACGCGGACAATCCGTCCGGTAACAGTAGAGTAAACACCATGAACCATAAAACGCATTTGTCATTCTCTCAAAATGGCTGGATTCTTATCCACCAGGGTTCGCCCTTGTGCGACTATAAAAAAACCTTTGAAGACGTTTTAAAGGTCGCCACCTTTTACCGCGTTACCCTGCCCGATGTTACTTGGAATGGTGACCGGGGGGAGTGGGTTACTACAAACACAATCGAGGAAGTGACAGCATGAAAAACCTACTGATTGACATCATTAACGCGGCTTTGTTCGCGTTTTGCATCGGCGCACCATTTGCCGGATTCTTTTACTTTTACGGAGCATGACACCATGAAAACTTATCAAATTGAATTGAAGCGGGTTTCTTACGTCAATCTGACTATTGAGGCGGAGACATTAGAAGAAGCCGAAGACCTTGCATGGGACGAACTAAGTGAAGACGGGTCATATGGTACGGGATCGGATGCCGATTGGACTCTTGAATCTATCATGCTAGATGACACCGTAACAGAACCCGCGACAGACGACAGCCGCAGTTATGGCCCGCACCATCAAGATGAAGATCAGTTTTATGGCCCATCAACCCGCATTTAAGGAAACATCATGATTGAATTCACACACGCCACAACACGTTACACCGTCAAGCCTGAAAACGCGCAGGAATACCGCCGACTGGCGGCAAACCCGCCAAAAATTAAATGCAAGGTTGACGCTAAGAACGACAGCATGAAACGCGGTTACCCTGAGTTT